CTCCTGAGCGCACTCAGAGACTCCTAGACACGTTGTATGCCAAGGCTCTTGATGGTGACACCAAATCTGCACAGTTGTATCTGCAGGCGACTAACCGTATGGCTCCGCCTACGGTAACGGTTCAGTCTAATAAGAAAGCAGCAGAACTTTCTGATGCTGAGTTGGACTCTTTGATTGCTGCGGTAGCGGAGCGAGAGAAGGCTCAACGTACACACTTGAAGGCATTGTGAACATGGTCGAATGCCCAGAGTGTGGCGAGGAGTATCCACCTGTGGCAACACATTGGATTTGTCCAGCGTGCGGCATTGATGATAAGTCACAGCCGAAGATGGCGGTGTTTGAATTGAGGGATTATGGCGACAACTAACGATGCGATGTTTACGGCCCTTTCGGGCACGTACCCATCTGCTGGTCAGACCCTTGGCGACTTGTTATATGCTTTCTGGTCGGAGAAAGGTTTGCAATATCGTGGAACTTTGGAGTATGAGTTCTATGTAGCAAACGGTGCTACGGGCACAACTTTGGGTGATTTGGCAAATGATTACTTTTCACGGGTTTACCCGTTGGAGTTTGACGTACAGAACTTTGATTACTCTGACCCTGATGAATGGTTGGAGTTATTTGTCTTTAACCGTGTTGATACGGTTGAACAAGATATTTTTATTGGTTAGGTAACGATTCAGGAGAACATATATGGCAACTTTTACAAAACTCGCACTTCAACCAGCAGGCACGACAGGCACAGGTCTTGGCATCAAGGTCGCTGCTACTGCAACTGCTGGTACCGCTATTCACACAGCGTCAGCAACAGCAACAACCATTGATGAAATCTGGTTGTATGCAGTTAACACTTCTGCATCAGATGTAAAGTTGACGATTGAGTGGGGCGAAGCAACTGCACCAGATGGAAACATCGAATACACAGTTAAGGCTGAAAATGGTTTGTACTTGATTGTTCCGGGTCTTTTGTTGCAAGGAAATGCAACTGCCAAGGTCGTGAGAGCATTTGCTGCAACCACAAACGTTATTGTAATCCACGGGTACGTTAATCGCATTACAGCGTAAGGTCATCTTAGATGCCTTCCTTCATTAGAAACACATCAGGTGGTAAAGCCATTAGTGGCGGAGCATTGGCTCCACGCTCACGTCGTGGTGGTACTGCACAGGTAAACTCTTATTGGGCTGGTAGTGAAGCAATTAATCCTCCTTTGACTTTGGAATATCTTGTTATTGCTGGTGGTGGTGGCGGAGGTCTTGCCACAGGTGGTGTAATTAACTATGGTGGCGGCGGTGCTGGCGGTTATCGCACAAACAAATCTGGTCAAACATCAGGTGCAAACTCATCAGCAGAAGCATCTTTTAATACTCCCGTTGGTAATTTTACTATTACTGTTGGTGCTGGCGGCGCACAAGGTTCTAGTGGTAATGACTCTGTAATGTCAACTATTACATCTACTGCTGGTGGTCGTGGTGCTGGAGAATCTGGAACATCTGCTGCCGTTGGCGGTTCTGGTGGCGGAATCAATGGTATAGCCTCGTTTACTCCCGCTAGTGCCAATGGTGCTGCTGGAACAGCAAACCAAGGTCGTGCTGGTGGTAATACATCCGCTACCGACACAGTTGGTTATATTTCTGGTGCGGGTGGCGGCGGTGGTGCAAGCGGTGTAGGTGGAAACGGAATTTCTGCGGGTGGTGGGGGTGCTGGTGGTGCAGGATTAAGTAACGACATCACTGGTTCTTCTGTTACTAGAGGCGGCGGTGGCGGTGGTGGTGCTGGTTATGCTGCTGGTGGAACTGGTGGTTCTGGTGGTGGAGGAAATGGTTCTACAAGCGGAGCCGCAGCAACTTCAGGAACTGATAACACTGGTGGTGGCGGTGGTGGAGAAGGAAGAAACAATGCTTCTACTACTTCTGGTTCAGGTGGTTCAGGTGTTGTTATTCTTGCTTACTCATCTGCGTTTAGTCAGATACCAAACATTAGTGGTGGTTTAACATACACATATTCAAGTGCTAGAACTGGATTCCATGTTTACACATTTACTGCTGGTACTGGAACGGTGAGTTTCTAATGGCGCATTATGCATTTCTTGATGAGAATAACATTGTTACAGAAGTTATTGTTGGTAAAGACGAAACTGAACTCATTGATGGTTTAACTCCTGAAGTTTGGTATGGCAACTTTAGGGGTCAAACGTGTCTTCGTACTTCATACAATCATAATATTCGCAAGCAGTATGCAGGTGTTGGTTATTCGTATGATGACGTTGCAGATGTTTTTATTCAACCGCAACCGTATCCATCTTGGTCATTAAACAGCAATCATGATTGGCAACCTCCAACTCCAAGACCAGAACTAGATGGTTATTGGTGGTGGAATGAAGAAGCATTAGAATGGGTCCGATAAAGTACGGTTCTTTTCCTAGGTCTGGAAATCATTTTTTAGGTCATTTAATTGAAAAAACTATAAAAAATGCTAATGCTTATTACATAGAGCATTATATTTTTCTTTTAGAAAAAGAAAATACTGTAACCACTATTCGTACACCTTTGGAGTGTGTACCAAGTTGGATTACTTTAATGAAAGACACACGACCAGACAGGGCTGAAAAAGTTCTTGAATGGTATATTGCGTATTACGAAAAAGTAAAAGAACTAGGTATTGTTGTTTTGCCTTTTGAACAGTTAATTTCTGACCCATTGTTTTGCATTAACCACATATACAAAAAATATGGTTTAGAACAATTGGAATCTTTAGACTATGATTTGTCAACTGGTTTTCATGACCCAACTAAAGATAAATCAAAGTATGACAAGATTATTCAGGAAATGCAGTTAGCACTTGGTTTCCCTAAAGCAATGAGTCTGTTTGAAGAACTATGCGTTCCCGTTGGATAATCTTTGCACCGGTAGCATTAATCGCATTATGGTCAACCGTCGTAAAAGCAGACGCACTTGGAGATTGGACAGCATCTCAGTCTTGTGTCAACTCAGGTTCTGTTGAGGTCGTAGAAGATTCGATTCTGATTACTGGTCCAAATAATGGTGGTTGTTCTGGACAGGCTCATTGGACAAAGATTGAAACCACAATTCCAGAGGGCGTAAATAGCGTTTCTTTTGACTGGTCTTACTGGACAAATGATGGTTGGGTCTACGACCCACCACAGTATGGTGTAAACGGTGCGTACACATTGCTGGCACAATCCAATCAGGCATCAGGTTCTTTAACTGTGAACGTAACGGCTGGGGACATATTTACATTCAGGCAATATTCAATTGATACCTGCTGTCAGCCGGGTCACTTAACGATAAGCAATCTTTCACTATGGGAATTTACAACAACATCCACGACCCCAACAACGACGACAACTACTACTATTGCCCCGTCAACGACTGTCCCTGTCACGGACACGACTACTACGACAGTTCCAGAAACTACAACAACGTCTACTTTAACTACGACAACAACGACGACAGTACCAAATACAACAACGACGACAAGTACGACGACTACAACGTCGTCAACAACGACTACTACAACAACAAGTTCAACTCTTCCAGCACCCGTTGAAACTTACGTTCCTGTAGCGCCGCCCGAAACAACGACAAGCACCACAGAACCAGTAGAAGAGGAACCCATTCCAGAGGAGACGCTTCCAGAAGAAACAACCACGACAGTTGAAGAAGTGACCACAACAACTGAGGAAGTGACCACAACATCTGAAGCACCTGAAGAGACTACCACAACGGTAGAGCCAGATTTAGAGCCAAATTTAGAGCCATTGCCAGAAGAAGAAGTAGTGGCTTTGATTGAAGAAGCCACAACCACAGAAGAACTTGTTGCCGTGCTTGAGGAACTCACCCCTGAACAGGTGGAGCAAGTTGTTGACCAGATTCTAGAACAGGAAGAACCACCTACCCCTGAGCAGGCTGTCGCTTTGGCGACCAGCCCAGAAGTGCTTTCAGTCGTGAGTCCACAGCAGGCTGTTGAAATCTTTGAGTCCTTGGATGTGGCCGAATTGGATGCCGAAGAAAAGGATGCGGTCACAGAGGCTGTCCAGTCTGCGCCTTTGGAGGTGCGACAGGCATTCGAAGACACCATTGACATTTTCTCTGATGACTTTGGGGACTACGTGCCTTTGGGTTCTGCTGTGCCAGTAGATACCCGTCGTACCCTGATTGCCGTAGCCGCTGGTGCTACAGCCATTGCTGTGTCTTCACGCAAGCCGTAACGAATTGGGCTATTAGCGTGAAGAAACTCCTATCCGAAATCCATGCTTTGACTTGGACACTTGCAGGCACCGGTATGGTGCTTATTACGCTGTCTGGGCAAACCAAGATTTTGGGTTGGGGAATCACCGTAATAGCCGTGATAATCCATTTACTCGGCGTAATGTTCAAGGAGAACAATGAATAAGGCAAAAGATATTGCAGGCAGAATTGTTGCACTTTTCCTCACCAACGCCCTCGGCGTGGTGACTGGTGCTGCAGTAATTGCTCCAGACCTAGAAGTCTGGAAGTCAGCATTGATTGCTGGTGCTGTATCCATCTTCAAGGTTGCTGAGTCGCTTGCAAAAGCAAGCATTGATGGTGTTCTCACCAAAGATGAAATTGACGCAGCATTTGGTGCAACTCCTAAAAAGATTGCAGCCAAGAAGGCAGCCGTTAAGAAGGCATAATGGAACTCACCGACCTTCTCAATGAGAAGGAGTGGAGAAAATGCAAAGGTAGTGAAGGTGCAACCACCGAAGAGTTGGTGGCTGCATTTTCACACTTTTGTGCCAATCATTGGATGATTAGACACCCTGAGCGGGGTCGTATCAAGTTTGTCCTTCGTGAAGCACAAGAAGAAACTGTACGAGTCTGGATTAACTCACGATACAGCATTGTTCTGAAAGCACGACAGATTGGGTTCTCTACTCTGGCTGCTGCATTTACATTCTGGGAAACATTCTTTTGGGCTGACCGCTTTACGGTCATGCTTTCACGTACCGAGCGTGAAGCATCTAAGTTGTTGCAAAAAACCAAGTATGGCTACAAGATGCTTCCTGCGTGGATGCGCACCCGTGGACCAGACTTGCTTTCAGATAACCAGTTGAAGATGGTATTTGCCAATGACTCATCCATTGAGTCTTTGCCATCCGGTAATGACCCTGCTCGTGGTGAGTCTGTGTATCGAGTCATCATTGACGAAATGGCATTCTTGCCCAACGCTGAAGAAGCGTGGGCATCTATTGAACCAATTGCTGACGTTGGTGGTCGGGTTATCTGCCTGAGTACTGCTAACGGTGAAGGCAATATCTTTCACCAACTATGGGTTGGTTCACAAACTGGTGTAAACCGATTTACTGGAGTGTTCTTTCCGTGGTCTGCTGGAGACCGTGATGAGGACTGGTATGAGGCTAAGAAGCGTGACCTTCCAGACTGGCAGTTGGCACAGGAGTATCCAGATAATGCCGAAGAAGCCTTCATCCGTTCTGGTCGTCCAGTATTTGACCTTGATGCACTTAGAGCAATTCAATTGATTGAACCTGAGCGTGGATACCTAAAAAATGAGATGGGTAAAAACCATTACACATTTATCGCAGATGGTGGTGAACTTTCTATTTGGGAGTTTCCAGACAGACAAGAGGTTTATGTGATTGGCGCTGACGTTGCCGAAGGCTTGGGTCACGGTGACTTTAGTTCCGCTCATGTGATTTCCGCTAACACGGGTCTTTTGGTTGCTCATTGGCATGGGCATGTTGACCCCGATGTTTTTGGTGAGGAAGTTCTTAGGGCTTTGGGTTATTACTTTAATTACGCCCTAATTGGTGTTGAGTCAAACAACCACGGTCTAACCACCATTAAGGGTTTACAGCGTGTCGGGTACAAGAACTTGTACCGACAACGCAAGATGAACAGTCGGAATCCACAGATTAGCGATACTATGGGTTGGAGAACCACTTCGGTTTCTAAGCCTTTGGCTATTGACGAGTTAAATGCTGGAATCAGGGATAACAGCGTTTATGTTTATGACAAGAACACTATTGCTGAATTAAGGACTTTTATTCGTGAAGCCAACGGAAAAATGCATGGCTCACCACACGACGACCGTGTTATGTCTTTAGCAATCACCAATCAAATGCTAAAGTATGTTTGGCTACCAGAATACAGGGTTGACGCAGAGCCAATCCGCAACACCTTGGGTTGGTGGGAAAAGTTCCTTATCCGTGAAAAACAGGAAGTTCGTACTCCGATTGGTGCATTCAATGTACGGGAGTAACGAACTGGGCGTATAGTTATGAAAGAATTCCGCTGTTTAGAGTGTTTGACGACGTTTGTGGTAGATGAATTACCTCGTCGTGGTTCAATTTGTTTCAAATGCCATATTAAGACCATTCGCCTAGGGTTTACCTACGGTCAAGAAGACTTTCACGGCCCAACTGTTAAAGAGCGTGCAGATGAGCAAGTCCGTGTAGCCAAAGAAGCCGGTATCAATGCCGAGCCTGTCGGAAGTCGTTGGATTTGAGATGGAGATGGTATGGGTACCGATTGTTGTTGCAATCATATCGGGACCCCTCGTGGTCGTTTTGCAAAGGCTGCGGAAAGAGAATACCGAGCAACACGAAGAAGGTCGAATCTTACTCAAGATGATTGGCAGTAAAGTTGACAAAATTGGTAGCAAACTTGACAACCATATTGGTTGGCATGAAGGACAAAAGGGCAAGTAATGGCACGCACAGCAAATAGTGAAATACTCAAGCAGTACCGTGACAAGTTAGAGCAGTCACGTCGTTGGCGTCATGAAGAAGCCCACGATGAAATTTGGCGACGCATGATTGATATGTATCGTGGCAAGCACTATAAAGGAGTTTCAGAAGAAGACCGTTTGTTGGTAAATATTGCATTTGCCACAATCAACGTTGTTGCACCATCTGTTTCTATCAACTATCCAAAAATTTCTGTTAATGCTCGTCGCTACGAAGATAGCGACAAGGCTGTTGTTACAGAAGCAATCATCAACTATTGGTGGAAGCACTTTGACTGCCAGAAAGAATTACGTCGTGCAGTAAAAGACATGTTGATTTGTGGTCATGGTTGGATTAAGACTGGATACCGTTTTATCGAAGAAGAAATGGTTGCAGATGAGGTAATCCCAACCTTTGACAATTTTGACGAACTGGCCGAAGACCGTGTTGAGTCGGCAGTTGAATCAAATATGATTATCAAAGAAGACCGCCCATTTGTTGAGCGTGTTTCAATGTTTGATATTTTTGTTGACCCAGATGCAACAAACATGCATGACATTAAGTGGATTGCACAACGCATTCGTCGTCCGTTGCCAGAAGTCAAGAAGGATAAGCGGTACAACTCCGCTGCCCGTAAAGAGGCTTCACCATCCCATTACTCAAAGTATGGTCAAGATGGTTATTCACCTCGTCGTTCAAGTGACCCAAATGACTCTTATGTTGAAATCTGGGAGTGGTACGACATTGATAGAAACACCATGTCGGTGTTCTGTGATGGCACAGACAAATTCTTGATTCCACCAACAAAGATTCCATTTGCTTACGGTCATCCGTTTGTGATGATTCGCAACTATGACATTCCTGAACACTTTTACCCAATGGGAGAACTAGAGGCAATCGAGCCTCTACAACAGGAACTTAACCAGACTCGTACACAAATGATGAACCACCGTAAGCGGTTCTCACGCAAGTGGCTCTACAAGGAATCAGCCTTTGATGCCGATGGTCGTGCAGCACTTGAGTCTGATGAGGACAATGTGATGGTTCCTGTGATTTCAGATGAAAACATTGCAAACGTTGTTGGACCAATGCCAGCAGTTATCAGCCCACCAGAGTTCTACAACCAGTCAAGCCTAATCTCTGGGGACATTGACCGTGTATCTGGTGTGTCTGAGTACATGCGTGGTGGTTTGCCAGAAATCAGGCGCACAGCGACTGAGGCTGGCATTATTCAGGACAACGCTAATGCTCGTTCATCTGAAAAGTTGGCAATCATTGAACTCAGTATTGCCGAGATTGCCAAGCGACTCATTATGCTTGCTCAGCAGTACCTTACAGGTGAGCAGGCTGTTCGTATTCAGGGTTCAGAGGCTGAGCCACTTTGGCTGGAGTTTGACAGAGATTACATCAAAGGCGAGTTTGACTTTGAAGTAGAGGGTGGGTCAACCCAACCGGTCAACGAGTCATTCCGTCGCCAGATGGCAATGCAGGTTGTTGATGCAATGGCACCGTTTGCTTCTGCTGGGATTATTGACATGCCTAAGTTGGCTAACTATGTATTGCAGTACGGTTTTGGTATTCGTTCTGCCGCTTCGTTTATCGTGCAGCCACAAATGCCTGCACAACCCGTGACACCACAGGGTGCTTTACCACCAGAGGCAATGATGCCACCAGAAGGTGGAATGCCACCAGAGGGCATGATGCCACAAGGCATGCCACCACAGGGACTGCCATCTGAAGCAGGGGTGGAACAAATGGGTGGCGGTCAGTTGCCACCAGAAATCTTGGCGTTGTTAGCACAGCAAGGTGGAATGCCGCCGGGAATGTAACGAATAAACCCTATCAATAGAGCAACCCACGGAGGACTCTTAAATGAGCGATATAAATAGCAATGAAATCACAGCAGAAGAGACCCTAGAAAACCTAGGACAATCTCAGGAAGTTGTAGATGTAGTTGATGCCTTAACGGATGAGCAGATTGATTTGCTTCCTGTTGACGAGTTCGGAGACAAGTATGTTTCTGTCCAAGTTGATGGAGAAGAAGTCCGTGTGCCACTCAAAGAGGCGCTTTCTGGATACCAGCGTCAAGCGGACTACACCCGTAAGACACAGGAACTCAGCGAGCAAAGGAGACAAGTACAATTTGGTGCCGCTTTGCAAGAGGCCTTGCAAAACGACCCACAGGGTACTTTAAGCCTGCTGTCACAACATTACGGTGTAGCGCAGACACCTTCTGAAGAAGAAGACCTGTTTATAGACCCTGTTGAGAAGCAGTACCGACAACTGGAACAACGCATTCAGGCTTTCGAACAAGACAAAGCATTGAATGAGTTGGAACGGAAGGTGCAGTCTCTTCAAAACCGATACGGAGAAGATTTTGATGCCAACGAGGTTGTGGCAAAGGCGCTAGCCGTTGGTTCAACCGATTTGGAAGCAGTCTACAAACAGATTGCGTTTGACCGTCTTTATGACCAATCACTTTCTGCTCGCAAGCAAATTGCCAAGCGAGACGAAGAGAAGGTGAAAGTCACAGAGGCTAAGCGTCAGGCCGCTGTCGTTTCTAGTGGTGCAACATCAAAGACTGCAGATGTATCAGCAAAACCAATCACATCATTGCGAGATGCTTTTGAAGCCGCCAAACGGCAACTAAGCGTTTAGCGTTCTATTTAAGGAGAAATCATCATGGCATCAGCCAACAGTAACTTTGACCAGTTGCTCTCAACGACCCTTGCGAACTACCGTTCGCAACTAACCGACAACGTGTTCACCGCACGCCCATTGACCTACAAGTTGATGGAAGGTGGACGCATTCGTATGCTTAACGGCGGTACGAAGATTGTTGAACCACTCATCTACGGCAAGAACTCAACTGTGGCTTCATACAGCGGATACGATTCGCTGTCATTGGCACCACAAGAAGGCATCTCGGCTGCTGAGTACGAATGGAAGCAGTACGCTGCATCCATCGCAATCAGCGGTATTGAAGAAGCCAAGAACAACGGTGAACAAGAAATCATCAACTTGCTCGAAGCGAAGATTATGCAGGCTGAAGAGTCAATGCGTGAATCTTTCAACTTGATGTTCTTCTCTGACGGAACTGGCAACAGCGGAAAAGACTGGAACGGCCTTGGAAACTTGGTTGAGTCCGGCAACAGCGTTGGTGGAATCAACTCAGCAACTTCAGGCAACGAGTTCTGGCGTTCATATGAAGAGAACACCGCAACTGCGTTGACTCTTGCACAAATGAGCACCGCTTACAACAGCGTTTCGGTTGGTAATGACCACCCAGACACCTTGTTGACAACTCAGACCTTGTTTGAGAAGTACGAAGCATTGCTTCAGCCAAACCTGCGTTACACCGACACCAAGACTGCAGATGCTGGATTCCAGAACCTGTTGTTCAAGGCTGCTCCTGTAATGTACGACGTGCATTGCACCGCTGGCGTGTTCTACTTCCTCAACACGAAGTACCTCACCTTGGTTGGTCACAGCAACAAGTGGTTCGCTCAGACGGACTTCATCAAGCCAGAAGACACCGATGCTCGCTATGCGCTCATCATGTGCTACGGCAACCTCACCTGTCGCAACCGTGCGAAGCAGGGTAAACTCACGGCAAAGACCGCCTAAGACCACTAACTAACAAGGAGAAAATGAAATGCCACTATTAGCAAACGACACACAGGGCGCAGTAACACGTAAGCGTCTTGAAGAGTGGGCAGCAAAAGAGGAGAAGGTAACTGTTGTTGCCGCAACCGACGCTGCTACCACACAGTCAGCAGCAACACTCGCTGGTGCAGCACAGGTTGTTTACACCATGACCCCAACAACGGGTCGTGCGTTGACAACACCAACTGGTGCAGAGTTGGGTGCAGCGTTCACAGACGAAGGAGTCGGTTCAAGTTTCCGATTCACCGTGGTGAACCTTGCTGGTGCAACACATGCAATCACGTTGACTGCAGGTGCTTCGGGTGTAACCCTTGTGGGTTCAGCAACCGTTGCAGCAGCATCGTCAGCGTCGTTTATTGCAGTATTCACTGCAGCAAACACGGTATCAATTTACCGAGCATAAGTAATTGAATCGGGGGGGTGGGCGGAAACCCACTCCCCTTTTTCAAAAGGAGCAATAATGCCTTACAAGTATTCAATTCTCGCTAGCCATGCGGATGCAACTCCTAAGGCTGGCACAAAGACTTCTACCTACCCACCAACTAAGGGTGGCAAGAAGAATAGCAAATCAAAATCATCTAAGAAAAAAGGAATGTACTAATGCCAATGTATCGTGAAGGTGAATACGCCGCAGGCGCAACAACCCGTAAGGGAAATCAGAAGAAGGCTGCAAGTCAGGTCAAGAAGGCTCTTGCTAAATCAGCAGCAGATAAGAAGAAGGCTGCAGCAGCACGTTCAGCAGGGAAAAAGCCACCTCAAAAATCAACACGCCCAGAAGACATGGGACGTCGCATGGATGTGAAGTCAACACGTCAAGAAGACATGGGTCGTCGTCGCACAAAATAGTTAGTCACATTGTCCCCACCGAAAGGTGGGGATATGTAACAAATTGGGGTAGTTGTATATGAAAAACGCCGTACCTGCCCAATCGTATTACGGAACGCCAGTATCTGGGTTCCGCCTAGCCCCGACAGCGGGAGCAAAGATTGCTGCTCCATCTGCGCCTTATGTGGGTCGCAACCGCTGTATTGCCAATGAGGACACCTGTGAGGGTCCTAAGGCACGGGGTACGGACTATTGCATCGGTCATCTGAGGTCACAAGGGCAGGCTAAATGAGTATTACTCTGGGAACTCTTCGCACACAGGTGCGCAATATGGCTGATTTAGATGAAACAGATTTGCCAGACAGCATCATTGACCAGTTTGCTCGTGAGGGTTTTCAGCGCATTTATTCACTTGAGCGTAGGTGGCCGTATCTTCAAGACACGTTCACATTCAATACCGTTATCGGTCAGCGTGAATATGAGATTTCGGATATTGGCGATATCCGTGAAATCATCTCTGTCGTAGATTCGAGCACTTCCGGTAATCGCCTAACCCTGATTGACTACAACCAAGCAGAGGATATTTGGCTTGGTAATACAGATGTGCCTTCACGACCATACTTCTTTTCTTTCTGGGATGGCAAATTGCAGTTGTGGGCTAAGCCTGATGCCGTGTATCCAATTACAATTCGTGCTTTCAGAAATCCTTCGTACACATGGTTGTCTAATACTGCTTTGGATATTGACATTGATGAATGGTTCCATGCACTATTGCCATACTTTGTATTGGCAAGAGTGTACCAACGTCAAGAAGATGCACAGTTGTCACAGATGTACATGAACTCTTTTGAGGAAGGCGTAGCCTTGGCTCGCCGTGACTTGATGAAGGCATCAAGTGCACAGCCGGTCATTATGTCTGGTGGTCGCCAGTATCCAACTATGCGTCGCTGGTTGCAGACGCTTGGAGCGACACTTGGACAATGAGCAATGTATCCGTTGAACGCTACGACGACTTCACTGGTGGTCTAAACCTTAGGGCTGACCAGTTTCAGTTGGCTCGTAATGAGTCACCTGACATGTTGAATGTTGAGATTGACCCTCGTGGTGGTTTGTTTACTCGTGGTGCTATGCGTGAGATTAACTCGACGGCTATTTCTGGAACATGGAATCCACATCGCCTGCATGCTTTTTATGGCGCATCACCTAGAGTAATGCTTGCCACAAATACTGGTGTATGGCATTCAAGTGGAACCAACTTTACACAGTTGCAGTATTCTTCTGGTGACAACATTGTTGCAAACAATACACATGGTGCATCGTTTGCTAACTGGGGTCAAATTCTTTATGTAGCGACTGGCACAGCCGGGACCGCCACATACACTTGGGAAACCGGTAGTACTTATGCTACTGCAGTTCCAACTATTGCAACTAGTGGTAATTTTAATGACAACTACAACTCTCCATCACGAAATCATTTCCCACAATGTGAACATATTGCTGTTCACGCAAACAAAATGTTTGCTGCAGGTGTTAAAACCGCTGGAACCAATTATCTAAATAGACTTCACTGGTCTCATGAGGCTGAGCCAGAAGACTGGGCTACTGAAGACTATATTGATTTCCTCGGTGGTGGAGATGGAATCAAGGCACTTGCTGTCTATGCAGGTCAGTTGATTGTTTTCAAACCAAACTCAATTTACATTGTTTACGGCTACGAAACGGCAGACTTTGCTGTTGTTGAACTCACAGCACGTCTTGGTGTTGATTCACCAAACAAGGTTGCTGTTGCAGAAAATGGCATTTACTTTTACTCACACCCAAATGGTTTGTTTTTCTACAACGGTTCGAGCATTGTTGATTTATCTGACAACTTTAACTCCATTTACCCAAACAACTATGTGAATGATGCCGCTACATCAACCATTTCTGTGTCTTATGTCAACCGTCGTGTTTGGTTGTCTTTGCCTTACTCAAAGACAACAACTGTTTCAAACGCAACTGTTAACTTGATTTTTGACCCAAGCATTGGTCAACGTGGTGCGTACACATTGGTTTCAACCGCCGACAATTATGGTGTTATTGGTGGAACAGACTTTACATCTTCAAGTGGTACAACATACGGTCTTGTTATTCACCCAAACATTCCACGAGTTCTAAGGGTTGATGCCTTTGAGGCTGAAACCGATTTGTTAGCAACTGTTGAAACAAACTTTACTTCTTATTACAGAACTGGTTGGGTTGATGGTCGTTCTTACGCAATGAAGAAAATGTGGCGTAGACCAGACATTGTCATCAAACAGTCAGACACCGCTCGCACAGTCAATGTCAAAGTGTTCCACAACTTTGAAGAAGCAACTGGTAACGAACGTAAGACGTTTGATATTTCTATTGATGCATCTGCAACTGGAATGTTGTGGGGTGAAGGTCGTTGGGGTTCTGACAAATGGGGTGTGCAGGCTGAAGGTGCACAGGTTGTGCGTGGTTCAAATCTTGGACTAGCACGTTCTGTGCAATTGCTTTTCACTGGTCCAACTGGACTCTCTTGGGGTATTGACAGTATCTCATACAAATTTAATACACGAAAGGTAACAGGATAATGGCAATTACAATTCCACACTCGTTTGTTAGCGGAACTATTGCTGAAGCATCAGAAATGAATGCCAACATGACGGCTATATCGTTGTATGTCAACGGTTTGTCGGATGGAACAAACATTGATTCTTCTGCTATTACAAACGCAAAACTCGCAACCAATGCTGTATCAACTCTCAAGATTGCAGATGGTGCTGTGACTTACGCAAAGTTGGACAGCACAGATGTTCCAAACACTTTGGCTGCAAATGACCAGATTGTGTTAGCAAGTCAGGTATTTGGGTAATGGATTCTTTTTCAATTCCAGCACTAACTGCGTTGAAGTCTGCGGATGCCGTTGTCATCCGTCAGATTGTGTCGTCGTTGGTTTCTGAAATTGACAAACTTAATAAACGAATAGATGACATGGAAAACAACCGCAAGAAGGCACAAGAAGATAGAAGGGCTGTGAAGAAATATGGCGTATGACCCAAGCGTCTACGAATCTCAGCGTAGAGCAATGCAACAAAGGTATGGCGCTGAAAGCGCTATGCAGGCTTATAGTCGTTTCCTCACGCAACAGCGTGGTCAACGACAACAACAAAACTTGAGCGAGCAATACCGTAAGGCTTTCCCACAGTTGGTAAGTTCGTATGGTCGTCGTGGTTTGGCTACACCTAGAACCAGTTCCGGAATTGTTCGTGGTGGTTTGAGTGAGTTGGCTAAGAAACAACTTGCCGATTACGGTGATTTGCAACAGGGTTTGCGTCAAGAGATGGGACAATACGATTTGCAGAGCGCTATGCGTGAAGCAGATTTGTACAGTGGGCTGACCGATTTGGAAGCCCAGAAGGCAAGACAAATAGCAGAAGATGCACAAATTCTGCTTGCTAGAAGGGCTGGTGCTTACTAATGAGTGTTTATGGGTATAAGGGGCGTCTGCAAAATGAAAACAGGGCTCCAGTTGATGACGTTGTTTCTAGTATCCTTGGGGATACCGGTCTTCAGATACCAACATACAACTGGGGTTCAACTGGAACTGGAACTTCAATGAAGCCATCTGACATTCTTGCTAATCAAAAATTCCAGTATGATGTAATGCAAGACACTCAGGAAGCACAACAGGCTCAAGCAAAAAGAAATGCCCTGATTGACTATTACACAAGTGGTGCATACAGGTCTGGTACTGACAGTTTGTTGTCTGGCTACGACACAATGCAAGCAACGTCTGAAGCAGCAATTAACAAACAATTGGCTGACAGTCTTTCCGGTATTGGTGAATCATATGGGAAGGCACAAGGACTAACCGAACAGGGTTATGCACAGTTGCTGGATTATCTATCCAAGAACCAGCAAGACCCATACTCTCAAGTGCGTGTACAAAATGCTGCACCAGTACAACTTGAGGCACAGGGACTACTTGAGGCTCGTGGTGCTTTGAGTCCAGATGTTCTTGCATACCAACAGGCTGTGACTTCAGCAGGTCGGAGTGGGGCAGAGCAATATCAAAACTTGCTGAATGTTTTGTCTTCGTTGAATAAGCAAGGCGGCGAGTCACGAGCAGCCGAAGCGCAGATGGCTAGGAACATTGCATTGACTGGTCTAGGTGAACAACGTGCTGGAATGGAATCTGGTCTAAGGACTTCTGCTAGTTCGGCTTTGTCGCAATTGGCTACCCAAATGGCTCAAAAGAAACTTGAGGCTCAAGCCCAAGCAGATGCTCAGGCTCAAGCCTTGCTCGAAACTTTGGCTGGTCTAGGCGTTGATGTAAACGCTTTGCTGAATCCACAGCCCGTTGAGGAAGCAGTACAGCCACCAAGTGGACCAAACATGGGGTTGAGTCAAGACGTACTGGACGAGTTGGCTCGTCGCCGTATTGGCTTCTAAGTAACGAACTAGGTAAAGAATATGGCCGAACAAGATATTTCGCAGATTATCAAAGTCCTTAAAAACAAGGGAATGTCGTCATCTGACCTAATGCAACTGTTTGGACCTGTTTTGGGTGTTGGTGCTGGTAATAACTATGACCAGTTGTTTGCCCAATACATGCCAACCTTTACCCAGATTAACCAGTACGAGCCTGAGAACAGTTTGCGTCGCAGTATCGCCGCAGAGGTTATGGCTGGCACACCAATCTGGCAGATTGAGGAAGGCATTTCCAATGCCATTACGGCTGGAGACCCCGGTGTTTCGCCTAGTGCACGTTATGAGGATTATGTCAGTTTGGCTAAGACTCTGACAAACGAGTATCAGGATTACAGCACAAAGGCAAATAAAGACGACGTATTTTCTAAGTACAACATTCCACGCCCAGAAGAACGCTACACGGTTGAAACATTCTTTCCTGATGCGATGAAGGCACTTGCAGGTATTGAGAAGGCTAATCCTCGATACAAGATGGGTGCTGTTGGTTCTGGTGCTGTATTGCCTGAACGTGTGACTGGCGCTGGTGCGCAAGTTGCATCAACGGGAATGGATGCATTAGCAACTTTGCAAGCAGCAAAGTCTGCAATGAACAAAGCACAGAACTTTACTGTTGGTGGAAAGACTTACACACCTGAGCAATTGCGTGATGAAGTTATTCCAAGTTTGGAAACTGATGCCAAGAAACAAGATAAACAATTAGAAAGACTCAGGGTTCTCCAAGACCGTTACACCCGTCAACAGAGAACTCAGTTGGATGCTGCTGAAAAAGCAGCCGACGGTGCGGGTTTCTTGTTGAACACGATGAAAGCATCTGCTCGTGATGCTTTCCAAAGTGGTGGTATTACTGGTGATGAGTACAAGCGAAGATTGACTGTTGCTCAACAAAAACATGATACCACTCTAAAAAATCTTGAAAAACTTAGAGGTCAAAAGGCTCCAACAGATTTGTATGGTTTGCTTAAGGCTACAACTGGAAAAGTTGAAACTGATGAACCTAACTTTTTTATGCCGGGTGATACCTCTGCAAAGTTTACATCTTCAGCAAGTGGTCCCGGTGGTTATGTTGGTCCTGCTGGCGGTGAGTCAACTATGGCTAGAACTTTTGACCCGTATGAAATGGAAATTAGAAAACGTGTTGTACCCGTACTGCAAGAAAGGCTTGATAAATCTGGGCGCACTCCTCAATTGGATGCGCTATATCGTTTGGCTCAATCTGGTTTGCTTGGTAAATAATGTCTCAAAATGATGAACAGTTTATAGACACGCTTCGTTCGTTGTCGTCTGCAAAGCGTCTCAATACTGCTCCGCCTGCATCACCTGATGCGGCGAAAAACATCCAGTCACAGTTGAGTCTTCGTGACTCAACCATTTCTGCATTACAGAAAGCCCCTCGTCTTGGAGACCGTGCTGGGCTGATAGCACAAGGAAAGGCAACCGCTAGTGATGGTGGTGCTTTAGGAAACGTCGGCAAGTTGCTGATTGATAACCCAATTACGAAAACAGTTCTTGGTGGTTTAACCGTGGTCGACACTCCTCGCCGTTTTGTGATTTCAACTGCTCGTGAGTTGGTTGACGCTGTTGATGGAGACCCATTGACTGATGCTTCGTTCAAAGATTTGTTTAGTCAGACCAAAGATGTTACTTATGGTTTCGGTACAGCCTTCCCAATGGAAGGTTGGGGCGGTCGTGTTGTTGGCTTCTTGGGTGACGTTCTTCTTGACCCGATTACTTATGCAACTTTGGGTTCCAGCGTTCCTGCTAGTGCATTAGTAAAGGGAACAAATGTTTCACTTCGTACTGCTTTAGGTGCTAAGACTCTGGCTGGTGCTGAGGGCCGTTTTGCTTTGGCTCGTTTGGCAAAGCAGATGGGTGCTGCAGACGATGTTGTAAAACAAGTTGCTGCTCGTGGTCGAATTGCCTTGCCTAAAGAACTGGCAGAGAACATGGGTGTTAAGCGTGCAGGTATTTACTACTTTGGTAGTCGTGTGCGTGTTCCTTTGTCTGGTCCTGTTGCTGATGCTATTCAAAAAGGTTTGGTAAGAACTCGTCTTGGTTTCTTTGACACAACCATTGGTGAAAATCTTGGTAAGAAATTTGCATTGCGTGGTACTCGTGAGCAGGGCGACACTTCATTGGCTCGCTTCAATCTTGCTACTGGCAAGATTGCATCAGGCCGTGAGGCTTCTGCGCAGATTGCCAACCTTGGTGCTGAAGACACAGCAAGGGCATACCAACGTATCGCTCAAGATACTGCGGCTAAATACATCAACCCAATCTTGGAAGATGCCGACGTTGTTCCTGTTAAGAGCACGGTGTATCGCCTGCTGGACAACGCTGAGGACACATGGGCAACCAAGGGTATTGTGCCTACACCTCAGGAAATGCGAGCATACGAAAAGTTGAAGGCTGCTTTCAAGCAGATGCACACAGACGTAGAACAGGCATTCAAGGCTCTTGACCCTAACTTCACCCTAAATGAAGTAAAGGCATATTTGCCACACATTGCCAGCGACGATGCATTGAAGTTGATGGAAGATGGCACATCTGCGTATGGTAAGCAGATTCGAGAGTACTTGTCGGTGAACATGACTGACCCAGAGGGGTCGTTCCGTTCACGCAACAACCGTGTAGGTAAAGAATGGTTCGGCAAGAAACTGACTCAAGAAGATGTTGATGGTGGTGTTGTTCGGTTGAACGAGATTGCTCGTGAAACAACTCATGCAGATGGAAGCATCAACTCTGTGCCTTTGTCGTTTGACTTTTTTGAAACAGACATGCAAAAGATTATGGCTAAGTACGCTGGTTATTACAGCAAACAGGTTGGTACAGCCAAATACATGGAAGAGTTGTTCAAGGTTGGAATTCTTTCATCTGGTATTGAAGAAATTTCTATTAGTAAAGAAGCAATTGATGCTGCTCGTGCAGCAGTTGTTGCTAGAACTAATGCACGTAGCCAGTCATTGAACGAAGCGTTCAAGGCTGGCAAACGTGTTACAGCAAACATCAAGACCGCATTTGATGACTTGCTTAAGAAGAAAGGTCCATTGCAGACTGAACTTCAACGTTCAACACAAGACCTGAATGACATTCTTCCTGTTGATATTGCTGCATCTAACTTGCAGGCTGCACGTAAAGAACTTGAAGACACAATCAAGTCACTTGAAACCAACTGGGTAAACTTCAAGAACCAGTTTGACGAAGAGACTGCAATCTTGTCAATGATGGAAGAGAACCATCTTGAGTTGGTTCGTGCACACAGAGAGACTCTTGCAACTGTTGACCAACTTATTGTTCGTTATGCAGAAGACACTCAAAGGGTAATTGACTGGAAGAAAGAAATTCCTACGCTTCAGAACAAACTCAACGACATTGAGTTTGAAATGAACAAAGTTGGCAAGAACTGGGAGAACATGCTGGAAGACCAAGAGAGGTTGATGAACTTCTTTGATGATTTCGCAGCAGACCCTTATAGCGCTTTGAGCAAGGAGGGCAATGAACTGCTTGGTGTTCTTCGTTCTGTTCGTTTTGGTGATGTACCCAAACTTGAGGGCGAGAAGAATGCTTTCACCCGTTGGGCTGGTGAAGCAACTAGTGACGCAGTTAAAACTGCAAGAAGTGCTATTGACCCTAAGGGCGAGTTTGGTGTTAACGAACTCGGCAGACTAAAGTATGCCCAAGTTCGTGAAATTATCACCACCGGTTATACATCTGGTTCTGACCTGAGCGAACTTCGTAAGGCTGCAACATGGTTGGTTGCTCGTGATGTAATTTTGAATGATGGTGTGTTGCCCAACACGCCAGATTTCTTGGCTCGCTTTGAGAAGATGCAGAAACTTATTCGTGATGCAGAACGTGTTGACGAGTTTGTTAAGAACAGTTCTAAAGTCACAAGGGTGCAGAAAGGTGCACTCATTGATGAAAAAGATTTGCTTGTTCAGCAGAAGATAGTTGATGACTTCCAGCAGGAAGAGGAAAGGATTCTCAATATCATTGAGGGTGCTTATCAGCAGGCCGAGAAAGAAATTGTACGAGAGGGCCTAGGTTCGCAACAGGCTCGAATTGTCTACGACAAAATTTCTAGGGAATTGGGAGTTCAGCGTGCTATTGATGAGTTGGGTCCACTTGATTTGGTCAACTTCATCAACAGACAAAAAGCAGAGTTGCAAAATGTTCGCACCAAGATTACAGATGCAAGCAAAAAGGTTTCTGATTACTACGCTGTAAAAAACATTACAGAAGATGATGCAGTTAAGACTGTAATGTCTGGCAACTATCGTGAACTTGCTGAAGAGTTGTCTGAATCTATTGCCGAGTACCACATCTACTCTCAGGTGCAGTTGCAGTTTGCAAAGATGACTGAACGTGCATCTTTGCTTGGCATGGTTCCAAGTGAACAAATGTTCAACAAGTTGGTCGCACACATTGTCAAAGATGACCTTGAACTTGCTGACAACTTTGTGACTTCACTGAAGCAGGTTGATGAAATCGTTGAGAACTTGAAAGCAAATGTTCTTCAATATCGTGGTCCAGATATGGATATCTACCTGTACTCACAGTTGTCAGATATCTTTACTAATCCAGAACGTGTTGCTGAAGCAAACCTATTGCGTGACACATTCCCAGAGATTGAGGCTGTGTGGGCAAAGCACAGCAGTAACCTGCGTAGTTCTCGTGCATTGTTCAAAGACCCAGAGGGTGAAAGTATTGCTTATACCACAGCACAGATGATGCAAGAGTTTGGGCTTGACCCAACTGCTGGAGCACAGACTGGTCGCCGTGCACCAAGAGGTGCAAGGCGTGTAAGTGGCAAGGGCGAGTACACAGCGGACAACTTGAATAGTGAAGACCTTGCAAGGCTTCGTGTTACCTCTCGTGGTTCTGAAGAGTCACAGATTGCAGAGTGGGACACTCTTGCAACAAAGGTTAAGAGCAACATTGCAAAGTTAAAAGAGTTTGCTGGCAGCAACAAAGCATCCGATGCACAGCGTAAAAGAATTGTTGAAGTTGTTGCTAGGTACGAAGAAGCACAGAAGCGCATAGCAAAGAGCAACAAGGCTGCCAAGAAGGCTTTGGCAAAGATAACTGGAACCAAGGGTGCTAGAACAAACGAAGCAGCGTTGAAGAACATTGCGATTCTTGGCGACTCTTATGGCGTGTCAGGTCCTTTGGGCAAGGCCCTGAACGGTGGTCGTTATGATGTTGAGTCTTTCTTTGCAGAACTAGTTGGTGGTAGCAAGTTTGACATTAGGCAGGGTACACGCTTTAGTAAGTTGCAACAAGGCAAACTTGTTCGTGTTGCTCCAGCACGAGAAGAATTTGTAAACATCTTTGAGAACGAAGTCGGCAAACTTGTTGACCTAGACGGCAAGTTGGTCAATACTGCTGGTGAACTTGTTGACGATGCAGGTCGTCGTGTTGACCGTCAAGGCAGGATTATCAACTCACAGGGTCAACTAGTTGATGGTGATGGTGTCCCAATTATTAACCCTAAGACTGGTTTCCCATTCCAAGGTGACGGTGCTTCTGGTGGTTATGTATTTGGTAAGAAGTCACCAATACCAAACCAGTTGATTCAAAAGCAAGATGCTTTGATTTCTCGAATCCGCCAGAAGGCACAGGTTCGTAGAAACAAACTTGCTGGCGTATCTGATGATGCAGACTTTATCCCAATGGATGAGATTCGTACCGGCTCTGTGAACTCAAAGGGTGATGTGAGTTGGGTGTTTGCTGACAACCTGTATGGTCCTCGTGGTTATGCAAACCAACTTGAACTACAACTTAAAATCCTTGACGACAAAATCAAGCAAGCAGATGAGTTAGCCAAGAAAGTAAAGAAGACTGAGAAGCAAGCAGAACGTGTTGTTCTACCACGACCAAGTGCAGTAGAAGCAAGTCGTACCTCTCAGCGTAGTCGTAGAGCCCTTGTTGCTGCACAGAAGTTGAACGAACTCGAATCTTCTTTCTTTTACCCTCGTGCTGTAGAGCGACAGAAGTTCCACGACTTCTTGCTACGTCTTGCTGCAATGTCTGAAGACGACATTGAGAACTTGGACTTTGGTATCTCGGCTGTTGATGAGGGTGCTGTTAGGTCTGGAATGAACCTCACCCGTGAAGAGGCTTTGCGTGTGTATCGCATTGACCAACAGATGGTTGAGTCAAACATCAATAGACTTGAAGCAGAACTTGAGCGTTTGAACTACTACGCCAGACTTGGAAACAATCCTAACTGGAAAGCAATCACCGCTATTGAAGTAAAGATTGCTGGTGAACGTGCAGAGTTTGACAGAATTCAGGGCATTCTCAACCTGACTGCTGATGCAAAGGCAAGACCGGGACTGCCACAGGAACTTCGCTTTGGTTTCACCAAGCGAGAGTTCCGTTCTCTGTGGGTTAAAGAGTTGACCAAATCTGAAGTCACAAGTCTGAACAACGAGTGGATTGCTTTGCGTAAGCAACTTGCTTCTCGTCGTTTGATTAGTCAGCGTATTGGCTTGGCTGACAATGTTGTTGCTGAGAACTTTGACAAGATTTCTGACATCACAGCAAGAATGGCTGAGATTGATGAGTTGATTGCAACAAATCAGGTTCGTGAGAATGCTGTGCGTAAAGCAAAGTTCTTGCACACCAAGTTTGAAGACCCTGCTCATCAGGGTTTGATGAATGTTGCTGATAGGCGTACTGTTTCTCGTCAGAGATTTACTGCCTCCTCTGCTTCTAGTGGTGACAAAAACGTTATCGGTCAGTTGCAAGCGCAACGTTCAATGGGTGTAATTAGTGATGCCGAATACAGAGGGGCTGTTGGTTTTGTTGGTGATACCTCTGTTGCTAAGTTGGAAGTTATACCAGTAACCGCTGATAAGGCTCTGGACAGACTGATAAAGGGTAAGTCAAAAGCAGCAGGTAGGGCTATTAGCAGTCGCAGGGCTTTCTTGAAAGAAGTATTTGAGAACTCTCAAGAGGCTAAGTACTTGCAGAGAATTGCGGATTTGCGTCTTGAAACGCAATCCGATATTGGTGCACGACCACAGTGGGCTACACGTGCTGCTGAACTTCGTTCGCAGAAGCAGTCAATGATTAAGACCATCAACCGTATGCGTGGTGAGATTGATGAATTGAATATCTCTCAGGCCATTGACGATATCAACAACATCATCACCGAGGCTTCTGCTAAGACTGGTGTTTCTCTTCCTGAAGTCACATTGGAGACAGCAGGTAAGACCGGAAGACAGGCTGCTAAGACTCTGGTCAAGGAGAGTGAGGCTTCGCTTCAGAGAACGCCTCTGTTTGTTGTTAGCGAAGAGTTGTTCGGAAGTCTTGAGTCTGCAAAGAATGGAACTTTGACAGCGTTGCAATTAGAGAGAAGAGCAATCCTCAAAGACATTAAGAGTTTGAGACTGAGGTCATTGAGCGCTGAGAAGCGTCGTGCTGATGCCAAGGAAGCAATTCAGGCTTTGATGAAGTTGAGTGACCGTCAAGCCGCTTTGCTTGGCTTGCCTAGCAAGACCAAGATTAAGTCTGCTCTGGATTCGGGTAAGGCTTTGAGGGCACAGATGGTTCTTGTGGAATCACTTGGTGAACAGACTGACAATGCTTGGGGCAAGATTACTACAGAGACACAGCGCTTGAGTGAGGCTGTAACCAAGGCTGAGGTTGCATTCGATACATCAACTCTTCTTCGTGGTACGGCAGAAGAGAACATGGACATTGTTAAGCGTCAGATTGAAACCGTTAAACAGATGGCTAAGAAGTCTACAAAACTCAACAAGACAAAGAAGGGTGACGCTGGTTGGATTGCCGGTCTTGATGAGTTGCTCGCTGACGCTGAGCACTACATGCCATTGATTGAAAACGGAATGCTTGACGACAAGATTTCTGCTTCAATCCTTGAATACCTCGGCAAGAGGGCTGTGTTCGCTCAGGAGAGTTTGGCTTTGGATTCGGCTAAGAGTGAAGTTGCAATCCTCAAGGGATTGAAAAACTTAACTTCTGAAGAACTGCAGAATGTCCGTCAACTCCGACCAGATGCAATCAACATCAAGACGGTATTTGATGATGGCTTTGTGCAGTTAAGTGAATACTTCCCAAACATTGGTGTGCAAAAAGAGTTGGCAGAAATTGTACAGAACGTACACCGTCTGCAAGACCCTGCTGTAGTTCGTGAACTCAGCAAGTTCTTGTCTAACTACACAAGGTTCTTCAAGGCTTACGCAACATTGTCACCCGGATTCCATATTCGAAACGCAATGTCCAACGGCTTTATGTTGTTCGCAGCAGGTGGTAATGCACTACGACTCAATGAAGGTTTGAAGTGGTCACGCACTTGGACTCAGGCTTCAAAGAACGGGGACACATTTGAGAAGTGGATTCTCACCGTGCCTGAAGCAAGTCGTGAGAATGTTCGTAATGCGTTCCTTGCAGCCGCCGCATCTGGTGGCGGTATGACAGAAGAAGTATTTGCTCAGGGTGCTTTGTGGGGTACAAAGACAAGCCGTAAGGTTGGTCAGCGACTTGAACAACATTCACGATTCATGTTGGCTTACGACGGTATTGCTGGCGGTATGGACTTCCATACCTCAGCAGCCCGTGTTCGTCGCTTCTTGATTGACTACGAGAATGTGTCTTCAGCAGACCAAGTAATGCGTCAGGTCATTCCGTTCTGGATGTGGACAAGTCGCAACCTGCCAATGCAGGTGCAGAACATTTGGCTGAATCCACGTGCGTATCAGATGTACGGTGCTGTAAAACGCAACCTGCGTGATGATGATGAAGATGTGGCTGTACCACAATGGATGCGTGAGATTGGTGCATTCAAGTTGCCATTTGGTAACAACATGTACGCAACACCAGACTTTGGTTTCAACCGTCTTGAAGCACAAGTACAAGAGTTCAAAGACCCAACACGTTTGTTGTCCAACTTGAACCCGATACTTCGTTTGCCAATTGAGTTGGCTGGTGGTCGTCAGTTGTACTCCAACAGACCATTCTCTGATACTCCTGTTGAGGTTGAAGGTGGAGTGTCGAGCGCTGTCCAACCTTTGTTGGAAGCGCTTGGTTATGGTCAGACTGGACCAACTGGTAAGAAGTTTGTTGATGACAGGGCTTACTATGCGTTGCGTAACTTGTTGCCGTTCCTTGCTACAGCGGAACGACTCAACCCATCTATTCCAACCTATCAACAGCGTGGTACTGGCAACCAGTTCCTTGGCTTCTTGGGTGCACCTGTTCGTCAAGTCACAGGTCAGATGCAGGCTGGTGAACGTGTTCGTCGTGAGAAAGAATTGCAACAGGCTGTCAAAGATGAGCAGGCGTTAGGAGGTAACTAATGGATTTTGAAGAACTACTTCGTAAATTGCAAGAGCAGGTTAACTTCTGGAGACAGGATAGTCCTGCTAGTTCACCTGTACTAAATAGTGCTAAAAGCACAATCAGAGATATTGGTCGTACTGCTGACAACTATGTTGCTGGTGGTATGGGTCAGGCTGCTTTGCGTGGGCCTGATGCATTATCTCGTCAAATTATGTTGAACGCAATTGGTGGACTTGTTGGTGCTGGTATTGGTGCTGGTGCCGCAAAAGCGACCACAAAAATTACACCACAAATTGCAGCATTAAGGGAGTGGATTAGACCAAGAGATATTGGTGTTCACATTTCTCCGTTTGATAATTTGGATACAATCTTGCCAAACATAAACAGAAATATGGGTGCTGGAGAAATTCCCGGTTTTCCATTGATTGAAGGACAAACATATAAATTGTCTTCAACAAATGCGTACAACCAAAAATTAAATCCAAATGAACTGCTTGATACGGTTGAAAATTATCTCCCAAATGTTCGTATCAATCCCATGGGTAATAAAAATATTTATGTCACTAGAAGCCCAAAAGGTTTGCTAGACCCAGAGCATCAATATTACGTGGATATGTACAACAATGGTTCTATAGAATTTCCGGGTTCTGTTAATGCAAGAATGACGCCATCTCAAACAGTTATAGGTTCAGGAACTATTACCCCCATGACGCAAGGGAATAAACTTACCGATGAATTAAAAAATGAATTAGCAAGACTAATTTCCAAGCAACAATCACTTGAAAAAGTAAAGTCACTTGGAAGAGGCGCTGTTGTCGGTGGCACTGCTGTTGGAACGGCATTGACACCATTGGCTGTTGCTAGACCAGCATTAGGTTTTAACAACAGGAAATGATGAGTAGGGGTTAGGAGGTAACTAATGGATATTAATGACATTTACAATTTTGTTGACTTTTGGAGTAAATCTGGTCAACAACCCGGCACTCCCACTATCGTAAATAACACTAGAGACTTGTTTAAGGAAACTGGAAAACTTGTTGACAACTATGCACTAGGTGGAACATATCAAGCCAACATGCGTGGACAAGATGAACTGCTAAAACAGTTGCTAATAAATGCGGCGTTTATGGGTGCTGGAGCAGGTGTTGGAAAAGTTGCTACACAAGTTGGTCCAAAAATAACTCCAGAACTTGCAGCGTTGAGAAACTTTCTAAACAAAGAAGACATTATGGTTCGTGGAATGCGTGGAGAAGGTGGAAAAATTATGCAATATACAGACGCATTTCCAGAAGGTGTTCCTAGTTCTTATAGAATTCCACAGACACTTAACCCAGAAGGATTTGTTAGCGAACTTCAATCGTTGCGTCCATTACTTGGTGATAAACCTGTTCTTTGGGGATTTGACCCAAGAGCAAAAGATGCTACTGAAAGTGTATTGGAATACGCATTGAAACATGACCGTAAATGGATTAATTCAAATGTTCCTTTTACCCAAGGAAGATTACCGGGTGGTTCTACTATTGAAACATTGCCAAATGGAACTGTTATTGAAAGATTAGCAAGTGGTTCTACCAGACCTTTTAGTGGTCAATACATTCCTGAAACAACAACAGGAACAATTGGAGTTGTTAAAGTTCCATCTCGCTCTGTAAGTCCAGAGCCAGTAATGCCGCCATGGAATACACCAATAGACCCCAAAACAGGAATGTTTGCAGCAGATAATCCAGAATTTTTCAGGGCTGGTGGTATTGCATCAACTGCTCCGGGAAGAGTTGTGTCTACTGTTGGTGATATTTCTCAATACAAAAGCACACCAGAAATTGATGCAGCACTAAGGCGTTTATTAAAGCAACAGGGTGTTGGTACAAAAACTGAAAAACTTTTATCAAAAATACCCAAGAAAAAATAAGGAGCAATAATGGCAAAGCGCAAGTACACGGGAAACAAAGACGGGGCTGCAAAGAGTTTGCGCCCCGGCATGAAAGTGTTTATCAACGAAGTAATCAAGTTGAGTAATGGTGCACTTTGGAATAATGGGGACTGGGGTGTAAGACCAATGAGAGGCAAGGAGTCGCTCAGCGTCCACGCAACGGGGCGAGCAGTTGACTTGTCGTACCGCCACATGCCACCAAAGAAGGGCAAGAAGAACGGTCGTCAAGAAGCAGTACGTGTGCTTGACATTATTGTCGCCAACGCTGAGGCGTTGGGCTTAGAAGCAGCGTTTGATTATTTTACAAAGCCACATGGTCGTGCTTGGATGTGTGACCGTGGTAGTTGGCTTGTCTACAAGAAAGAAACTATTCATGGGGGTGGTTCGGGCGACTGGCTTCACTTTGAAATCTCACCTGAGATGGCTGATAACCCTGAGAAGGTGAAGCAGGCTTTTGCGAACTTGGTGATTCCTGCGGAGAGTCCGAAGAGTCCTGAAGAGCAACAGTAGGTTGTTCTAAAATCACAGTCTTGATAACCATGCCAGTTGGTATGTGTATTGGCATGCCAACTGTCTTGGGGTCTTCCACTTCATCAGGGAAGTAAGAGTTGACAACTGTTATGTAGCCTTCGAGCATGTCTGGTATTAGCCAACCCACGGTGACAACTGTTGTGTCTTCAGGTGTGTACTTGTCTAGGTCTGTCCAGCCGTTCTCGCCATCAAAGGCGTCACGCCAATGGATTACAACCAAAGCCCATTCAGATTTCACTTGCTTAGTCTTCATAAGGATTTATCCCTTCTTCACTTAGATGTTCTTCAATTGTTCCAATTATTCCTGACACGAATGAACTAATCTTTATCCAAGCAATTCCACTACCGTGTAATGCTTCTTGCCATGTGCGACATATCTCCACAGCCGATTCATCATTGGCGCTGAGCATGATTGTGATACCGCTTTGTGTTCGCTTCTCAATTCGTTCCATGTTTTCATACATGTCGTCTGCCTGTTCTTTGGGAATGATTCCATAAATCCAATCGTTCTGGTCAGACATTTTTTTTCTTCCTTTTCTTATTAGCAACATATATGCTCCCGAACGGCAGACCGTTCGCCTGTACTCCCTCACCCACAACCACGTCGCCATACACCGAAGCAAGAAGTGTTGCAATGGCTTTCGGGCTGACCTCAACATCAAAACCCACCGTTATCTGTCGTGTCTTCAAGTCCGAGCCTTTCTCTAATAATTGGATTCTCTAAGAGGTGCAATCGTAACCGCTCGTAAGCGGCGTTGCGAAGCCTCCAAGCGTGCGGTTTGGACACGCCAAGCCGACCCCCAAGTTCCTCAAGTGAAATCATTTCTGAGTTGATTGCGTCAATAATAAATCTGTCTTGGTCGTTTAGTTTTTCGATACATTCTGCGATTGCTTCACGCAGAGGCTGGAGTTCCACAACGGACTCAACAGCGTCTTCGCCAGAGGCAGCCATCATCAAAGCCTCTATCGGCGTTTCCGGTCTCCTGTGTCCACGAAGGGTTGCTTCGTGGAACGGGGTCATTGATACTTCTCTATTCTTCAAAGTCGTACTCTGGGTTTATCATCATGTCCATAACTTCTTCAGGGAGAAGCAAAAAACCTTTTGCTGGATTAGCAGAGTTCCAAGCAAATGTTTTCATTCTGCTCTTAGGAAGAGTTGCAATGTACCGCTTCAGTCTTTCAACTGAAACGGCAAGCATTGCACCATCAAGACAGTAGATGTACACCCACCACTTCGCTTCTGTGACTTCAAGACCACTTGGCTTCCAACCATTGCCTCTTGGATTTTGTTGTGTCTCAACAACCATGCGACCATTACGGTAGCGGTCTGTCTTAACTTCAAATGAACCATCAGCAATTGATTGAAGAAAGTCACGGGTAAGTTCCTCACCTTTCTTTCCAAACTTCAAGTCGTCGGAGAAGTTGTATCTGCGTTCTGCCGGGAAATCCCAGCGTGACTCTTTCATGTGAACAACACAGTCGCAATTATAAGAGTACCGAGTATGAACATTACTTTTATCATGCCTTCTCCAAATACAGACAAACGATTTGTTTGTCGTCTGTGTACGCCACGCCATTCAAGGCATCAAGTACAGCCTTAGCGTAGTTGTCAATGTCGCCAGTCAACTTTCCTTTCGGCTGGTCAATATTAACATTTGGTTGAACTGGTTCGATAAAGAGTTCCGTTCCATGAACGGTGAACGCAAGTTTGACCGACAGTAATTCAGTCTCGTAAAGAGGGCCGTCATACATTTCAGCAAACTCTTGCTCATACTTCAATGTCTCCTTTGGTGTGTACGCATGACCAGTCTTGGTCACTCGTGGTCTGCCTTTCGCCTTTGGGCGAAGGGAAATTATCTGATGGAACTTGTTCATGGTCTAAATGCTCCTGTTGTGTCAATGCCGTAAATGTCTTCAACTATCTTCACTAATTGTTCTATGCCATCGGCACGATTGTGGAACTTACCCCAACGCTTATCAGCATCAACAAGAATTGTGTAGGCATGGTTTATTGGTGTTCCATACTCCCTCATCTTGTGAACCAACAAGCAAAGAATGTTTGACCTATCGAGATTTCCAATTGGACCATTACGCCAGACGGTTGCAATATAAGGTGAAACATAATCAAGTGCCTGCTGTACATCTAGTCGTACTGAAGACATTTCAAGAGATACTTTCCTGCGTGGCTTGTGAAGTTCTGCAAGAGGTCGTAAGAGGTTCACATCAACCTTTGATTCTTGAGCGCTATCCAAGAACTGCTTTAATGTCATTGGCGCATCATCTTGCTTGAACAACATGTACCTATTCTCTGGCATTTCGTTTATACCGTTTGGATACGGCAAGCGAACATAGTTACCTAAGCCTGTTGCTTCTTCCTGCTTGGGGTTTACCTCTTTGGCTGGTAGTCCAATCACTTCATGTGCCGACAAGAATGCTCGGCGCATGATTGGTGCTGGAACCCAGTCGTCAGCAAACACCCACACGTGGTAGCCACGACGAGTTTTCTCTACGAATGACGAAATACTTTTCATGGCAAATGCCACCTGAAGATTTCGTGCTGAGTCAAGGTCGTCAATGTCAATATCAGTACACCCCCAACGGACAGTTGAGTTGTCCGTCAGAGGGTAGATACCAACTAGTTCCTCACCGTAAAGGTGTCTAGCAAATGTTGAGTAAGCAACATCAGCCTTGACTGAACCACCCTCCCATGTGCCATAAGCATCAGTACGACCACCAAACAGAGACATGAATGTTTCAATTGCATCATTCATAAAGGTTTCCCTGCTGATATTGAAGAGGCAACGCTCCGTTCAGGTCAGTCAGTCTTCCTGTGCGTGGGTCTAACTCAAAGTCAATGTCGTCAACAAGTTGTCCTGCTGGTCGCTTGTTCTTGAGTAGTGACACGGTGACTGTGTGTTCATGGATTCGAGCCTCATGACGCAGATAATCCAATCTGTCCTGTGCTCGCTCTGAGTGTGAACGGTCAAGTTTCTCAATCAGTTCATTTATCTCCGCAGCAATTTGATACTTCTTGCGACGGACACCAATGATTGATGTTGCTTGTTGTTCACCACCATACGAACCTGAACTCATGGTCATCTTCTTCCCATCAGCACCTGCGGTGCGTGATGTTTGGTGTAGCACCAACATTGGAATGTCATGACGCCGACCAAACCCTTTGAGGAATGTCGCTTTGTCGGGTACGGTTTCGCCTGCTTCTACCAAATCTAGATAGTCAACGACTATAAGTTCAGGTACTTGACCCCACACATCACACACCTCGTTGTAGGCACGTTCCATGTCGGATGAAGTTAGTGGCTGGTCAAACACGGCAAGATGAGGAAAGTCTTCCTCTGCTGTACGGCGTAGCAAGTCAATGGCTTCTTTATCATCGGCTGCTACTCGTGCTTCCAGTTCTCGTGCATCAATTCCATGATGCATACAGGCGAGTTTGGTCAATACGAGTTGGCGAGGCTCGTCAGGTATGAACATTGCAATGTGTTTGTCACGATTGTTGCGGAGTGTGTGCAACAGTAAGAGTGTCTTACCGCCGTGTGCAAACCCCAACATCATGGCAATTTCGCCCGGTGCAATGCCTCGTAGTTCTTTATCTATCTGGTTGATACCAAGATGTACACGGTCTTGCGGTGACTGTGCCCAACGCACGAATGAGTCGGCTGCTTCCGAAAGTGGTGTGTACATTCTGTAGTCAGAAAGAGAAGGTGGGGCGACAGCGGATTGTCGCCCCACCATTTCCCAACCAGCAGATATTTCTTCTGCTGACAGTCTCATTACTTGGCTCGTGGTGGCCAGTAAGCCTTCTCAGCATCTACTGCCTTGAAGGAAGGTCGCTTTGGATTTGCTTCCAAACCGTCACGGTTGTCGTACACCTTGCTTACACCATCACGCTTGCACGCTTTGATGAGCCACTCTGGAATTGGACCGTGTTGCTTGCCAACAATGGTTACACCTGTGAATGGTGCTGGGCTTGCTGAAGTCACAACTTGTGTTGCACCCAACTCTTCCTTGATTTTCTCAACGATGTAGTTGTTCTGCTCAATTGCTGTTGCTTCTGCCTGTGCACCATAGATGGTTTCCATCATGATGTTGTTGATTGAATCAAACAAGAGTGCGAACTCACCGAGTTTCTCGGCTGTGCCTGCGCTCTTGTCTACTAAGTCAGCGGAAATCTTTGCTGACACTTGGGTGATGATTGCTCTGTCCTTATCCATTAGTTTGCCTCCTCGGCATTTGTTGTGTCGCTCCCAATTAGAGAGCCTTTGCATTTTGACCAGACTGGACACCAACGCTGTGAGCAGAGGTGATGCTGGTCGTTCATGAGCCATCGTTGTGATGGCAAATGACCTTGTGCCAATAGTACGCTATTGACGAGTGCTGTTGTCTGAGTTGTAATCCAATTGTCATGTTCTTCTGTGCGTGTCACGTTCACTATCTGACCGGTTGATGAAGCATTACGAATCATCACACCAAAGTTGAAGTTCACTGTGTAATCAATCAACCCAAGTCGGGTTGCAGCGCAAGCGTAAACAGACGACTGAATGTTCTGTGATTGCTTCTCGGCTTCGTAATACTTTCGAGCCGCAGTCTTCCAGTCCCAAATGCTTTCGGGGTGAAAGTAATCCATTGTGCCTTCGTACCAAAGTTCGTACTGCCACAAAGAGTTCTCCACCTCGGCAACCTTTGCCTCAAACTTGAACTCAGGTTGTCCACCTAGAGGAACATGGGGGTAGATATCCCTAGCCCATGCTTCCGCCATAGATGCAATGTGTTTGTCCCAGTTCTTCGGGTCTGTGTTGGTGATGTTGATTTCCTTGCCCTCAGCAAGTAGGTGTTGTTCCTTGGAACGAAACGCCCACACCGAGCGTTCTGCAATGTCTCGCACATCAATCTCTTCACGCAGGACATTTTCAATACCAGCGTGGACTGCTGTACCCATCATTGCTGAGTCGTTCTCACGACGCTCTTCGGGGTAAAGGGCTGTCAGCCTTGCACGTTCAGGACACATGAGTGCGTCCCCAAGCCAAGACTGTCGGACATAAATCCTGTCCACTGATGTTCCATTATCGTTTTCTATTCGCATTGCTTCTCTTTTCTGTGATGTAAGTGAGCACCTGTCGCCCATTGGCGACGGTGCGGAAGTGTGTGCCCCCCCCTTTCCCCCCCCATTGTGGCAGACAATGAGAGGGAAGTCTGGGGTGGTTGTAAGTGAGATAGTTATCTCAGTTTTTTATAGACCCCACGGACCAAATCCGTTGCCATATCGGGCGTCTGCATAGTTGTAAATAGCAAGTGCTGACCTCAGGTTGCGCTGAGGACCAAAGAGCCCTCCAGAACGCTTCACAATGCCTCTAGAAGCCAGCCACGGCGTCCAGAAGCCATTGATTTGCACCAAGCCCCTAGAACCACCCATTGGGTCGTCTGTGTTGTGCTGAGCAGGGTCACACCTGCTCTCACGCCACATCAGATAATCCAATGTCGGTAGTAGCGACTCACGCCAACCTACATCAACAGCGGTTTGCCACCACTGAGGACACAGGGCAGAGGCAGAAATATCCACCGGCTCTGGCATGTCGTGCTTCGTAATAGAAGTGGGGGGCACAACGCCCCCCACACCTAATGAAACTGAGATAAGTATTTTTGCTAACAAGTGTTACCCCCTTAGTGCTTCCAATAGGACTTCTTCCATCTCTTGCTTTGCAGATAGAAGTTCTTCCAACTCAGCATGAGTTGAGTCGGCTCTCTTACCATCACCGAGACGCTGGGTTTTCTTTGCCAGTTGGTCTACGCCGATAGCCAGAGACTTGACGACAGCACGTAACTCAGAAAGAGTTAGTGTCACCTCAAGGGTTGGTTCATCTTTGCGATTACTCACGGTAGTTGCCTTTCATTCTGAATAGATGCTGATTTCATTGCACGAACAATGTCGTACATGTCTTGCATGGCACTTGCTAATGAGCCCATTGCGTTACCTTCGTCGTATGTAACGGCTTCTTCGTCCGTAAATCGGATAGAAGAACCCATTTTTCCGTTGTGGCACATTGTCATGAGACGCACACGCCTACGCTCAGGGTGTTGTGATGGTGCAATCTCATCTGCATCATCTCCCTTCTTGATTGGTGCAGCCCAACCACAAGTAACAACAGCAAAGCCATTGTAACCAGAGTCAAACAACAACACAGCGTTGAATGTGTCGTCAAGCATTTCGTACACATCAGCATGTTCTGCAATCTTTCTGATTGCTGGAACTTCACCACGAACATAATCAACAGCAAATAATATTGCGTTGCCTAGGTCAAATGGTTCTGTTGTGTCGCTTTCTACTTTGCTTGCTATTGCTTGGTCAATCTCTTGCAGAGTTTGTCCAAACTTTTCTGAATAGTTGATTGGTGTGTTCATTTCTTTTTATTCTTTCTGTAGTCGGCTTTGCCGTTGGTTAGTGTTATTCCACCCCAAATGCCCCATGAGTTGGTTGCCTTGCCGTAAGCGAGGCACTCAACTTTTAGTGAGCATTCAGAGCAAATTGCTTTTGCTTGCTTCCATTCTTTCATTTTCTGTTTGGTTGGTGGCCATTCTGGAAACCACCACACAGTTGGCTGAGACTTACAGTTTGCTTCTGTAAAGTCTATCGTCACAGGCTCAAACATCTGAGCCTGCTGTCAATCGGTTCTGAATAACCCTGAGCACTTTCTCCGCAATCTCGTTAGAAAGATTGCTAGTCATTGACTCAACTTTCTCATTGACCAATTCTCTAACGAATGATGCGCTCACTGTTTCACCAATGTTCACCTGTACTTGATTGTTCACCATGTTTCTGAAACGGTTGTTGTTCATGAGGTGGCGAAGAAACGCTTCGTTCTCCCACAACGGTGCTGTCAAGTCAATGAGTTGCTGATAATCAAGGTTGCTACCAACCTCACTAATTATCTGTGAGTAGTCAATGCTTTCCAGAACCCAGTTACGCACCTTGCGTGTGTATTCCCGGTCTTCTTTGATGTTCTCAGACACATCATCAACAACCATCTGTAAGTTTGGGATACGACCGTTTACTTGTCGTTCCACTTCCTCAATGATTTGTGTTTCCATTGACTGACTGAATAGTGATGGCATTGAGGCACTGTCTACAGATACCTCAAATTCCATTGTTGATGGGATTAGTTTGATTGTTGTCACTTGCTTTCTCCTTGTGTGTTTGTTTCTGTTTTGAGTGAGTCAGGAATGAGGTCATCAAATGTGACTTCATTCAGTCGGATATTGTTTTGTGCAAACCCTCGCTGAAATGCAGCGAGGTAGTATGCGTACCGCTCTTCTTGGTTCATGTTTCTCCTAGTTGTAACTTGGGTGTGTGGTTGTTTGAGTTGGAATGACTACGGCATTGGCTTCGTAGATATCCTCATTGAATGCTTCCAAATCGTAGATTTGGTAGATGGCTGACCAACATGCACATGGATACTGAGCACCACAGAAGTGGCAACCACCGCATTGGTCACAGTGTGTTTCTAGAACACCATCTGGTGTCTTGTGTGCGTGAGCACAGTTGTAACACTCAATGAGTTGTGTGGTGTCATCAATGTGAGTAGTGAACACATCGAACTGTTGCATCTGCTCTTCTGCAAGATACTCAAGTTCATCGTCGTAGTCAGGAATGTACAAGCCTGCATCAGTCTTGTTGTCCCACGACGAAGCGTATGTGGTCTTGTTGTAGCCATAGTCCCAGTCGTCGTAACCCCAAAGACTGCCACTTGACTTGTATGAAGTGGAAGTGTAGGGCTTGTAAACAACTTGCTCGTATGAGTAGTTAGACCACCACATGTCCTTGTCCCAGTGACCAGACTTCTCGTTGAGAATATACCAGTCTTGCTTGGCTTCATCATTGACGGTGAGGAATACCAACTTAGAACCAGTAGCCCATGCTTCTAGTTTCTTGTAGTACTCATCATCATCAAGTGATGTGATGCCACCAACACTAGGCATGATGTCTTGCGCAAACACTTTTGTGTCCGAACGCACATCACCCTTTGGTATTGCTACTGGAAGTATGCCGTTGTGACCAACGACTGATTGGCTGTCTTTGCCCAAGAAGAATGGGTGACAGTTGGCAACAGTCTCGCTACCGTGGGTTGCCCAACGGAAGTGGAAGATTGCAGGACCATTGTGTGTTGGTCGCAAGTCAATGAACTTGTTTGCAACATCATCAAAGTTCATGCTGTGATAAGTCACAATCTTCTTGCCTGTTGATATTGCGAAACCAAAGCCATCTGGATTTGCTTTCGCTGCTGTCCTGAACCTGTCCATGTCTGGAGAGACATAATCAGGAATGAATGTTAGTAAACACATATTGTGTTCCTTTCTTTGTTTGTTGTTTGTTGATTTGTGATGTTAGGAAACTGAGATACATGTCTCAGTTGTCGTCACCGTGAGAAGAGCAACGCTCTGCGATACGGTCAGACAGAATGGAATAACGCTCTTGCGTCTTGACCCATGAACGGAATGAACGGAACGCCAAAGCGTTGCCAGACATAACTCTCTGAGTGTTGCACTCTGTCTCGGTGTAAGTGAAGACTGCATCACAGAACTGCAAAGCAGCCTGAACAGTCTTAGGGTTGAGTGATGGCTTGAAGAAACGCAACTCAACAGTGTGGCGGTTCTGCAAGTTCACAGCACAGTAACGCTCGTGGTTGCGTTCCTCGTTCTTAGCGAACTTCATCAACGAGGAAGTTGTACGAGTGACATAGTTGCCATCGTCGTTGTACTCATTCCATGAGTTGAGGAAATAAGCCTTGTCAAAGTTAGCCCAACGCTCGCTGTCACGACCTGCGAAACGCTTCACATCTGCAGAGTTATCAAGTATCAACTTGAAGAACTTGAATAGATGCTTTTCGTCTCGGAATGCAGAGCGTGACAAGTGAACATGCAGACCACATGTGCTTGTGTCCCACGACTTGCAACCTTTCTTGATTAGACCAGAGATACCGTTCCAATCAAAGTGATTAGTTGCAAAGCCCAATGTCATTGGATGCGAAACAATCTCGAACCCATGATTGAGTGAGCCATCTTCTTTGAGATACACAACATCATTGTGTTGCGTGTTGATTGTCTCAAGCACAAAGCGTGCACAATCTTCACGAGGGAAACGACCTGTCTCCAACTCCAACTCAAAGCCCATGTACAAAGATGTACGGCGTGAGTTGGCACTGTCGGGAACAGTTGCGTAGTACGACTTGTGACCGTCGTCGTTGAGGAAGATTGCAGTTGGCTTGGCAGAGTAAGACATAATCAAACTCTCGCTTTCCTCATCTTCCTCGTTCTCCACTTCCATTTCGCAGACGAAATCCTCATTGCAACCGCAACAGCGGTAATTGCTGTCCCAATCGTTGCTATAAGCGTCGTCTTGCTCTATTGTGTCACCACAGTTGTAGCACTCAATATATGTTGTATCTTCTTCTTCACTTGCAGGCATGATGCCCTCCTTGTTTGTTGTTTGTTTATGTGTCCCACAGCCTAAGCCGTAGGCGAGAATGCACCAATGTATGGGGGACACCGATGCACTCTCGCCCACGCAAACTGAGATACATGTCTCAGTTTGTATGAGCGTTGCTCACGCAACTTGTTCTGCGTTCACATCACCTGCTTTCTGCAATGCAAACTCTAACAGTCTGCGTTGGTAATCTCGTTCTTCTTGTGACTGATTGTATGCCTTGACCATCTTCCATGCGAACTCAACGAGTTCATCTTTCTTCATTGCATACAGGGCTTGCTTGCTTGTCTTATTCATTTCTTCTCCATTTCTTCTGTTAGTTCTGCAATTTGCTTGAGCAGACGCTTGTTCTCTTCTTGCAACAACTGAATGTCAGTCTCTGCATTGTCTAGTGTTGCTCTGATTTGCTTGAGTTGCATCTTGATGTAACTACTTGTCATTTCTGTTCTCCTGTTGTGTATGTTTCTGCTTTTCCATTGCAATCATCTGGCTGAACAACGCCAGTGATTGCGTACAAACTGCCGAACTTGCTCATGAGATAGTAGTTGTACTTGTCATCAGTCAAGAGATTGCCCTGAAGCATCATCTTTGTGATGAAGAACCAACTGTCCCCCCAGTTCTTGCCGTTTCGATAGTGTTGTTTGATTTGCTGTTTCATGTCTGTTTCTCTTTCTGTTTGTGTGTTTATGTGTAGTGGAAGTGAGATAACTATCTCAGTTCCAGTCCTTGTTTGTTGGGTGATTACGCATTACCCATTGACGAGACATGTGCATATCTCGCTCTGCTTTCTCGTAGCCGTACTCAAATGCAAAGCCCCACACAAGTAGGACAACAATGAGTGCAGTTGTAAATAAGCCGAACCAATTCATTAGATACTCCATTCTTGATTAGGAAAACGAGGTGTTACGCCTACATCTTCTTTGCTAATACGCTTCTCAATAGTAACAATGTCAGTGAATTGGTCAAGCAAAGCAAGAACTTCTGCAAGTTCATCTCTCTTGTTGATTATCTGTGAACGCAAATCGTAAGCACGATTACTTAGTGCCTCAAATGTGTCCTTGTTCTTACGGAATGGATTACGCATTTCTTTACCTCTTTCGTTTGTATGTATATCTGCTCACACTGTGTGAACATGACGCAACACTATGCAGGGGGCTACATAATGTTGCGCTAACTCACACAAGAGTTAGAACTGAGATAAGTGTCTCAGTTATTTCATGTACTTGATTACTTCCTGCAGTTGCTTCTTGGTGTACTTCTTGCTCAATGCTTCTGCAGTACGCTTAGCCGAGAAACGGCTAGTGGACTTAGCATTTGCACGCTGTCCCTCACCGCTCATCATTGCCTTGACGCTTGCCCAAGTTGCGTAGGTGTATTCTTTCTCGCAAGCAATGATTACATTGTCAATGCTCTTGTACTTGCTCAATGCACGGAGTGCGATTGAGACATTGGTGCGAATGGTGCTGTCGCTGTTGCGTGCTTGACTAGCAACACTTGACGACAATGATGCCTTTGCATACTCACTTGCATTTACGCCAAGTGTCTTTGCTTCTGCACCTGCACCTAACCAACCTCGCACAACATCTGCCGACCCATTGAGAATGAGTGGCTCGTGCACAAGACGGAACTTAGTTACTATCTTCTTGCTTGCTTGCTTCTTTACTTGCTTTGCCATGATGGCTCTCCTTGTGTTTGTATTTGTGTTAGTCGGTAACACGCCGAGTGATTACTCACTAGCCAAAGCACAACTGAGATAACTGTCTCAGTTATGCGTTGGTACTAAGTAACAACTAATGCTTATTGCAACACTCATTGGTGCAAACGCTTGCGTCATACCAACTTGTGTCTTCATGAGTGCGTCGTGCGATAATGCGAACAACTGCACCATTCACACGCACACCCAAACGATTACAACGCTCAATGTATTCACGCATTGCATCACTCATAGGCTTACCTACCTTTGTTAGTCAAGCACCGTTCTTATCGGCGCACCATTGTTTCACTAATGGCATGGGCTCATTATTGGTTCTACGCATTGGGCGCATTATTGCCAGTGTTTGGGCGCATTTGTTCTGAAGACACAAGGGGGAGGTAGGGTGGGGGTGCACCCGTCAACACAATGGATGGATTCATGTCGTAGCCGTACAGACCAATTTCTAAAAAGGGGGTGGGGATAGATAAAAAGGGTACCTTTCCCTTATTTTTATTAGCAATCCCACTTTTTTAGGGCTAGTGCCTTGCGGGTTGGTCTACCCTTAGAGTCCTTCATAGGCCCCGGCATGCCGCTCATGCGTGCACAAAACGATTTACGACGTGCTGCGGACTTGGGTGACTTCTTTGCTTGTTTGGCTGAAACTGGCGGTTTTAGGGTGCCACCAGTTTGCTTCTTATAGGAAGCCCGACCCTTGGCATTGAGACCACCTTCAGGGTTCTTCCCTTCTTTGCGTTGCCATGCTGCGGTCTTAGCCACGACTCGACCTCTTTACAGCAGCGTTGTCAACAAGGTTCGGGTAAGGGCGACCAGCCTTTTTGGCTCGTGCTTTAGCAGCGGCTTTTTGAGCAGGAGTAAGAGGGGTTGATTTCTTGTTTGGATTCTTCGTATTCCAAAATGCTGTTTTTCCTGATGCCATTTCTCTTCCCTTGAACTTGTGTCTTCAGCCTACTTGGCAACCTTCGCTCTAAGGAGCGAGGTTGAACAGTTCTGTCCTTCCCCCCATCCCTACCCTTCCCCCCACTCGTTACATAACTCTTAGTGAGCATGGAACCACTGTGAGTGGTTGTAACGGAATGGCTTATTACCAATGAAACAGAACGAAGAACTCACGCTTACATCACAGCAGCAGGAATATCTAGAGTGGCTTTGTACTGCTCCGTCGGAGCGTCAACCATCCTCAAAAGAAAAGATGGCAGGACACCTTGGCGTTAATGTCACAACGCTCCGCCGTTGGGAAAAGAAGGAAGTCTTCGTCAACCAATGGAAAACGGCGGTGGACGAAGTTCAGGGGTCTCCTGAGCGCACTCAGAGACTCCTAGACACGTTGTATGCCAAGGCTCTTGACGGTGATACCAAGTCTGCGCAGTTGTATCTGCAGGCAACGAACCGTATGGCTCCGCCTACGGTAACGGTTCAGTCTAATAAGAAAGCAGCAGAACTTTCTGATGCTGAGTTGGACTCTTTGATTGCTGCGGTAGCGGAGCGAGAGAAGGCTCAACGCACACACTTGAAGGCATTGTGAGTTTAGTCGAATGCCCAGAGTGTGGCGAAGAGTATCCACCTGTGGCAACACATTGGATTTGTCCAGCGTGCGGCATTGATGATAAATCACAGCCGAAGATGGCGGTGTTTGAATTGAGGGATTATGGCGACAACTAACGATGCGATGTTTAGCGCTCTTTCGGTAGCGTATCCGTCGACCGGTCAGACCCTTGGTGACTTGCTGTATGCGTTCTGGTCTGAGAAGGGTTTGCAGTATCGTGGGACTTTGGAGTATGAGTTCTATGTAGCGAACGGTGCTACTGGCACAACTTTGGGTGATTTGGCAAATGATTACTTTTCACGGGTTTACCCGTTGGAGTTTGACATACAGAACTTTGATTTCTCTGACCCTGATGAATGGTTGGAGTTACAAGTATTTAGCCGTGTTGATACGGTTGAACAAGATATTTTTATTGGTTAGGTAACGATTCAGGAGAACATATATGGCAACTTTTACAAAACTCGCACTTCAACCAGCAGGCACAACGGGAACAGGTCTTGGCATCAAGGTCGCTGCTACTGCAACTGCTGGTACCGCTATTCACACAGCGTCAGCAACAGCAACAACCATTGATGAAATCTGGTTGTATGCAGTTAACTCTTCTGCTTCAGATGTGAAGTTGACAATTGAGTGGGGCGAAGCAACTGCACCAGATGGCAACATCGAATACACGGTTAAGGCTGAGAACGGTTTATATTTGATTGTTCCGGGTCTTTTGTTGCAAGGCAACGCTACTGCCAAGGTTGTTAAGGCGTTTGCTGCAACCACAAACGTTATTGTGATTCACGGGTACGTTAACCGCATCACAGCGTAAGGTCATCTCAGATGCCTTCCTTTATTAGAAACACATCAGGTGGTAAAGCCATCAGCGGTGGTTCGTTGGCTCCACGTTCACGCCGTGGTAACACTGACCAAGTTAATTCTTACTGGTCTGGCAGTAGTGTTGTTCAATTTGTTACCGACTATTTAGTGCTTGCAGGTGGTGGTTCAGGCGGTTCACAGCGTGGCGGTGGTGGTGGAGCAGGTGGATTCCGTACATCTGCAGGAACTACTGGTGGTGGTGGTGCAGCAGAAGCATCTTTAACACTTGATGTTGGAACCCCATATAGCGTGCAAGTCGGTGGTGGTGGTAGTGCATCAAGCGGTACTAACTCTATATTCAGCACGATTACTGCTACTGGTGGTGGTCGTGGTGGAAACAACACAACTGGTATTGAAGGTGGCTCTGGTGGTGGTGCAGGAGGAAACAGCAATACTGCTGGAGAACGGACAGCATCTCCAGTTCAAGGTTTTGCAGGGCGAACTGGAAACGACAATGTTAGCGGTGGCGGTGGCGGTGCTGGAAGTGGCACTGGTGTAAATAAAGACGGGGGAACAGGTCTGGCATCATCAATTACTGGTTCATCTGTGAACTATGCAGGTGGCGGTGGTGGTGGTTCAAATAGTGGTTATATTCCGGGATTGGGTAATGCTTTTGGTGGTGCAGACGGCGGCGGTGGAGGTGACGGAGGTTTAGAAGGAACAGGTGGTAAAGGCGGAGGCGGTGGTGGTCGTGGCGGTAACGCTTCTGGCAACGGCGCAAACGGTGGTAGCGGTGTTGTTATCTTGCGTTATCCCGATAGCAGAACAATTACTATTGGCGCTGGTCTTACTGGGTCTGAAAGTGCTGCATCGGGTGGATTCAAACGAGCAACAATTACTGCTGGCACTGGAACTGTGAGTTGGGCATAATGGCACATTACGCATTTTTAGATGAGAACAATGTTGTCACGGAAGTCATTGTTGGCATTGACGAAACAGAATTGATTGAAGGTTTGCCACCAGAGGAATGGTACGGAAACTTTCGTGGTCAAGTTTGCAAACGCACTTCATACAACAACAACATTCGCAAACAATATGCAGGTATTGGTTTCACTTATAATTCTGATGCTGATATTTTTATTGCACCACAACCATATCCATCTTGGTCTTTAGATAGTAATTATGATTGGCAGTCACCATCAAGTTTTCCTACAGATGGTGAGGCTTATTATTGGGATGAGGAATCATTATCATGGGTTCCATTTCCAGACGCTGGATAATCTTTGTTCCAGTAGCCATACTGGCATTGTGGTCAACAGTTGCTAAAGCAGATGGTTTAGGCGACTGGACCGCTTCGCAGTCCTGCGCCACAGGTTCTGTGAACGTAGTTGAAGACTCGATTGTTATTACAGGGCCTGATGGTGGTGGGTGTCAAGGTATCAACTGGGTAAAGATTGAGACCACAATCCCAGAGGGTGTGAATAGTGTTTCGTTCACATGGTCGTATTGGACTACTGATGGCTGGGTCTACGACCCGCCACAGTATGGTGTCAACGGTGTGTACACATTACTAACACGGTTGAACCAAGCCACAGGGTCTTTGACGGTTGAAGTAACGGCTGGTGATATATTTACATTCAGACAGTATTCAATTGATTCGTGCTGTCAGCCGGGTCACTTAACGATAAGCGACCTTTCATTATGGGAATTTACAACAACATCCACGACCCCAACAATGACGATAGTTACTACTACTGTTCCAGAAACGACTGTCCCTGCCACCAGCACGACTTCTACGACAGTTCCAGAAACCTCAACATCAAGTACGAGTACAACGACGAGTACGACGTCTATTTCAACTACGACAACCACGACGACAGTACCAAATACGACAACAACAAGTACGACGACTACAACATCGTCGACGACGACTACTACAACAACAAGTTCAACTCTTCCAGCACCCGTTGAAATTTACGTTCCTGAAGCGCCGCCCGAAACAACGACAAGCACCACAGAGTTAGTAGAAGAGGAACCCATTCCAGAGGAGACGCTTCCAGAAGAAACAACCACGACAGTTGAAGAAGTGACCACAACAACTGAGGAAGTGACCACAACATCTGAAGCACCTGAAGAAACTAGCACAACGGTAGAGCCAAATTTGGAGCCAGATTTAGAGCCATTGGCTGAAGAAGAAGTAATGGCTTTATTGGCTGAAGCCACAACTGTTGAGGAACTTCAGGAAGCCCTAGAGGAGTTAACCCCTGAGCAGGTTGAGCAGGTTGTTGACCAGATTCTGGCACAGGAAGAACCACCCACCCCTGAGCAGGCTGTCGCTTTGGCGACCAGCCCAGAGGTGCTCTCAGTCGTGAGCCCACAGCAGGCTGTTGAAATCTTTGAGTCTTTAGATGTGGCGGAGATAAGCGAAGAGGAAAAGACTGCGGTCACAGAGGCTGTCCAGTCCGCACCCCTAGAGGTGCGACAAGCATTTGAAGAAACCATTGACATCTTTTCCGACGACTTTGGCGACTATGTTCCACTTGGCTCTGCTGTGCCAGTAGATACCCGTCGCACCCTGATTGCCGTAGCCGCTGGTGCTACAGCCATTGCTGTGTCTTCACGCAGACCGTAACGATTGGGGCTATTAGCGTGAAGAAACTCTTATCCGAAATCCATGCTTTGACTTGGACACTTGCAGGTACCGGTATGGTGCTTATTACGCTGTCTGGGCAAACCAAGGTTCTTGGCTGGGGAATCACCGTAATAGCCGTGATAATCCATTTACTCGGCGTAATGTTCAAGGAGAACAATGAATAAGGCAAAAGATATTGCAGGCAGAATTGTTGCACTTTTCCTCACCAACGCCCTCGGCGTG